CTGGTGATTGTGCTGGAAGTGCTGCAAGCCTTCGGGCTGCTCGGCGCGGGGCCGGTGGTGCCGCGGTTGGGTAATCGCTAGTGGCGATGTCCACGAGTTCGCAGACCACGGCCGGCTGGGTCGTGTTTATTGCGGGCATCGGCATGATGGCGGCGATGATGGCCGTGGACATCGCGCAGTTGATGAACTGGAATGAGGCGATGACGCCCGCCTTTGTGGGGACGTGCATCGGCCACTTTGGCGCAGTCATTACGGCATTTGTCGGCGGCAAGTTGATCCCAGAAGGCCGGGATCCGGGGACGCACACGCGGCAGGAAGACCCGAAGCCTTAGCGTTCGCGCTGCCGCAGATCCCGATATTCGCGTGTAGTCTGCAGGCTGTGTTCGGCAATCGCCCTGATTGACGCAAGTTCCCCTTGATGCCAGCCGTCGCTAATGCGGTCAGCGGCATAGTCGCAGGCCCGCATAATCTTCTGCATGGCCTTCATGGTGATGTCTTCGTCTTCGGTTTGGTCATCGATAAACGCTAGCGGCATTCCTGCATTGTAAACCCAAGGGCTTCGGGTTACAATCCCCCCATGCCTATCTCTGTTCATGCGGCCGGTCGCAAGGGGGGCCGGTCTACCTCACCTAAGAAGCAAGCCGCCGCCCGGCTCAACGGGGCCAAGGGCGGACGCCCGCCCAAAAAGAAATTATTGGTTCATGCAAAATAGGTGTTGACAACCCAAAGGCTTGGGTTTATTCTTCTGGACATGAACACTTCAACTCTTTACGCCTTCCGCGAAATCGCAGAGCAGATGATCGGCAAGGCCGATTGGGAATGGGTCGGACCCCACATGTCACAGCGGATGTTCGGCATCACGCAGGAGCGTGCCGAAGGTTACGCCAAGGCCCACGGTGGTGTGGCTCGGAAGATGGTGGCCCGCTAATGGCCGCCATCACCACGGCAAGCCCTGACGACGTGCTCCGCATTGCGGTGGGGCTGGACGACCTGCGGAGGCGGCTGAAGATTGAAGCCGGCGCGGGCAACTACGAGGGTGTGATGGCGATCTACGCGTCGATGCGGGGGATTGAGTTGGACGTGATGGGCCTGACGACTCTGGCGGGGAAGCTGGCGACGGATCTGGTGATGCGATGAGACCCTTTGAAGCCGACGAATACGCCAACGGTTGGCGTGACTGCATAGCCGGTAAGTTGCGGAATCAGAATCCCTATCAGCGGCCGTATCGTGGCGCGTGGGATAGCTACCGTGCCGATGCGTGGGATCGTGGATGGTTCCATTGCGAGCGTGGCGATAAGTGGGTGGACCCCAGAAAGAGGGTGTCCTGATGACCGCGCAATTCTGGCTCTACCTGTCAGCCTCGCTGCTCGGGTTGTGTTTTGTGTGGGGCGTGGTGGACGTGCTGGGCTCGGGGTTACTGCGGGCCTATCGGCGGTATCAGGTGCGGAAGGAGTTCAAATGACGTGCCCGAATTGCGGACGGTATGCGCCTCCTGACGCAGCGACCGGCTACGACGCCGACGAATTGTGCCCCGAGTGCGAACGGGAGCGGGAAGACTGCGCGGCGGATGATGCCGCCGACGACTGGCGGGACTTACTGAACTTCATCGAAAACGACGATATGTAAACGCGCTGGCCGCAGAGCGGTTGGCAAGGGAGCAGACATGACGACTTCAGAGCAGATCGGGGAACTGGCGGCGGCACTGGCGAAGGCGCAAGCCGAAATGGAAGGCGCAGCTAAAAACTCCACCAATCCCCATTTTAGGAATGCATATCCAGACTTGGCCTCCGTGCGGGATGCCTGCGTCGGGCCATTGAGCAAGAACGGGATTGCCGTGGTGCAGTCGCCCTCTATCTCGCTGACGACGGAGTTTGGCGCCGGGGTGACGGTGGAGACGCGGCTGATTCATGGCTCAGGGCAGTGGATGGCCGGGACGCTGTCGTGCCAGATGAAGGACGCCAGCCCGCAGTCCGTTGGATCCGCGATTACCTACTTGCGCCGGTATGCCTTACTCTCGTTTGCAGGGATCGCCCCGACCGACGACGACGGGGAAGCGGCCCACGGGCGCCCGAAGATGGCGCACACGGTGGTGAAGTCTGATGCCCCGTCAGGCTATGACGAATGGATCAAGAAGCTCGAGGGCGTGGCCGACGGTGGGCACGATAAGCTGCAGGCCGCCTGGAAGCTTTCGGCGCCGGATTATCGCAAGTATCTGACCGAGACGGACGCCGGCCGTTTGGAAGCCCTGAAGGCGCAGTCCCTGATGGCGGATGCCAAGCTGAAACTGGTGGCGAAGTGATCGCCGCGCATCCGTTCAGTGTCTGCGAGGCTGAGCAGCGGTCGCCCGAATGGTTCAAGGCGCGTCTCGGGCGCCTGACTGGCTCCCGCGCTGGAGATATGCTCGCCACGATCAAGACTGGGGAAGCGGCAGCCCGTCGTGACCTTCGGACGCAACTGGTCTGCGAGCGGCTGACGCAGAGCGTGCAAGAGGACGGCTTCGTCAATGCCGCGATGGCCTGGGGCATTGAGCAAGAGCCTGCAGCCTTCTCGGCCTATCAGTCTCTCACGGGCAATCTGGCGCAGCGGACGGGTTTCCTGAGCCACGATAGCCTGATGGTGGGATGCTCACTGGACGGGCATGTAGGTGATTTCGAGGGCATTACCGAGTTCAAGGCGCCCAAGTCGGCCACGCATCTGAAGTATCTGCGGGGGGCGATTCTGCCCATCGATTATCTGCCGCAAGTGCGCCATAACCTCTGGGTGACGGGCGCGAAGTGGTGCGATTTCATGTCCTACGATCCGCGGTTCCCGGCGCATCTCCAGACATTTCTGGTGCGGGTGGAAGCCTCGACCTTGGACATGGCGGCGTATCAGCGGGCGGTGGAGTTGTTCTTAGCTGAGGTGGATGCCGAAGTCGAAGCCGTGCGAGGGCTGCGGTGATTCCGGTGTTTCATGGCGTGGTGGAAAAGGGCGTGCTGGTGCTCGAGCCGCGGGAGCGGTATCAACGCTCGGGCTGGCTTAAATCACTGGAAGGGCAGCCGGTGGATGTGACCGTAAAGCGCCACTATAACAAGCGCAGCGACAAGCAGAACCGGCTGTGGTGGGGCATCATCGTCCCGCTGATTGCCCAGGAGACCGGCTACGACAAGCATGAGCATGATGCCGTGCATTACGCGCTGGTCGCCAAGTGCTTCGGGGTGATTCAGGACGAACGGCTCGGGGAACTGCCGAAGGTGCGGTCGTCGCAGATGACGACGGCTCAGTTTACCGAATTGATTGAGTGGGCGGTGCGGTGGGCCGCCACGGAGTTCGGAATGAATATCCCGCTCCCCGGAGATATGGAAGCTGCCTGATGGCCATGCGCTATCTCTGCCAGATGTGCGAACGCTGGTTCACCCGCGGCGGGGACTGCCCGAAGTGCGGGTTCAAGCTCGAGATGGCGCGAAAGAAGGCGGAATGAGCGACCGGATCGGCCAGAAACTGGCGCGGGAGCGCAAGAAACAGGACGCGGCGCGGGCCTTTCCGAAGGGGCCGACACGCAAAAGCCTGAAGGCGAAGAAGGGCCGGCTCGAGCGGGCGATGATCGCGCTGGTGCGAACGGCGTGTGTGCTGCGGGACGGGCGGTGCCGGATCACGGCCAGTCTCGCCGATACGAATTACCGCTATGTGGAGACCTGGACGGTTCATGACTGTCACGGTCAGTCTGAATGGGCGCATTTCGGCCGCTATAAGCGAGCGCGGACCCGGAACCAGCAACCGATGGCCCGCCATAATACGCAGGGCAGCCTGATGCTCTGCACGGCGCATCATCGGGCGTATGACGCCGGTAAGTTGAAGATTACGGCGCTGACGGATCGGGGCTGTGATGGCCCCTTGGAGTTCAGATGCTGACCTTTCTGCAGCGGTGGTTTCCTTCTCGTTCGTCCTACGTGTCCCCTGAGTGGCTGGATGCCTTGGCGAACCGGGGGAGCACGGAGGGCTGGACGGAGGCACCGCGGATCGACTGGGACCGCTACGACTACCAGGGGCCACGGCGCGGGCTTGGGCCGGTCATGAAGTTCCGCATTTCCCCGAAGTGGGAGCGTGTGGAATGACGCAGGGCACGCTGAGCTACACACCGAAGTCCCTGAACCCCACGAGCCTGACAGGGCGGGTGTATGCCCTGCTGGACGCGCACCGGGGGGAGTGGGTGGATGGGCGAGAGATTGCCCAGGTCGGCGGCTATGCGGGCTGGTCGGCGCGGGTGCGGGATCTACGGAAGCTGGGGTATACGGTGGAACAACAGGATTACCGGGTGGAGCGGGACGGGCGGAAGTTCACCGTGACCGAATATAGGCTGTTATGACGGCTCGACGGTCAGAGGCGGCCACGGCGTTCATTCAGGGCATGCGTAAACGTGGCCGTAAACCTCGCTGGTCTGAAGACTTGAATGGCTCACTTCCAGAGCGTGTCCATATGAACCGGATGAAGAATGTGGCCTTAGACCTCATGCATCAAGGGAAGCGTGCAAAGAAACGGTGAGAGCTCCGCGCTACGGGAGGAGAGTCCTAGGGCGCTTGGACGTGCCGCCGGTCGCGTGGAGACTACCGGCACCTAATTTAGTCAATTGACAGTCACGATTTCTATTGACAGTCAGCACTCATAACACGATACTTCATGCCATCTATGGCCGGTTACACGAAGCTCTTTAGCTCAATTCTCGCGTCCACCATCTGGCGGGCCGACGATAAGACGCGGCTTGTCTGGATCACGATGCTGGCGATGTCGAATCGGGAGGGAGTGGTTGAAGCCTCAATCCCTGGTTTAGCTGATTTTGCCCATGTGACCTTACCCGAGTGTGAAGACGCGCTGAAGAATCTTTCTAGTCCTGATACCTATTCCCGCACGAAGACCAACGGGGGCCGACGGATCAAGGAAGTGGACGGTGGCTGGCTGCTCCTGAATCACGGCAAGTATCGGGAGACGATGAGCCGTGAAGAGCGGAAGGAATACAACCGCGTCAAACAGCGGGAGACGCGGGCGCGTCGTGCGGCTGTCAGCAATGTCAGCAATGTCAAAGACAAATCAGCAGTGTCAGCACATACAGCACCAGCACCAGCACCAGATCCAAAAGCAAGAGAGAGAAAGAGCGGCGCTCCGCGCCCGTCTCTCTCTGATGGCTTTACGGATGAGGCGACGACGGAACGCGCCGGACGTTTCATTGAACGCTATCAGGCGTTCTATCCGAAGTATCGCCAAGGGGCGCGGTATGCCGTGCGTCCGGCTCGGGATTACGCGGCGGCGGTCACGCTCTGTCAGACATGGCCAGACGAACGGTTAGACAAACTGGCGATTTGCTTTCTCACGACCGATCATAAGTTTGCCGACGAAGGCAGTCGGACTATTCCTCAGTTCCTTGCCCTTGCCTCTTGGGCAGACGGAGAGCTTGCCAAATGGGAAAGCCGACAGACGGCGCGTTAGCCGACACCATCAAGGAAGCGTTGCGTCTTGTGGATGTCCAGCGGGCGCAAGGGGCGACGAAGGCGGAATGTGACGCCTATCTTGAGAAGGTGGTCAGGGAATCGTGGCCGGTCACGCGGGAGTGGAAGTATCTCTGCGACAAGTGCGGCGATACCGGCCTTGAGATGCGTGAGTGTCAAGGCGATGCGACCTGCGGCCGGTCAAAGCGGCATCTGCCGCACGAATACGGAGACCCGTGCTGGTGTAGTGCTGGTGCGCGGTTCAGGGCGAAGCCTAAGAGCGACGAGGATTTCTCCCAAGCGACGGCTAAGACGAAGAAGCCATCGAGGTTTGGCCGATGAAGCGTGCCGCTAAAAAAGACCTCAATCAAGCCGCCATTGTTCAGGCGTTGCGGGCCATCGGCTGCGAGGTGCTGATCTGCAATCTGGAAGGCTGGCCTGACCTGCTCTGTCATAAGGCGGGGGTATGGCTCCCGGTCGAAGTGAAGCGCCCTAGGGGCAAACTGACGGCCTTGCAGGGGCAGTTACGGCGGCGGGCGTGGTTTCCGGTGGTCTCGAGCGTCGCTGAGGCGCTGGCGCTGTTTTCGCGTAGGCAAGCCGAGGCCATCCCCTCGCACGTCCGCACCGACCGAGGGGGGTTAGCGGAGTGAGACGCAAGGCGATGGTGGACGTGCCGGTGCTCCCGGGAATGTTCGATGGGCTGCCTGTGCAGGAGATGTCGCCACTCTTTGACCTCCCCGAAGGCCGACGCCGACGGGATGACGGGTTTAGCCGGTTAGAGTCTTCTACGCCCCAAGCCGTGACGGATGCGATCTGGGCCGTCTGGCGGCGGGCCTGTGAGGCGCATCTACAACTGACCATTGATGAGTTTTGGGCGTTATGTCCCTTGGAATTACGGGCTGATCTTGAGGGTCGCGGCAATACGATTGGGAAGATGATCAACGAATCCGCGCAGCGTGGATGGGTGGTCGATACCGGCACGACGGTCAAGACGAAACGCCCCTCGAGCAATGCCAGGGCCGTCAAGTTGTGGCGCAGTCGGTTACATCGTTCATTGGAGGCGTGATGCCGAGGACACACGCCCCGCTCACCGTGGAGAAATGGACAGCGCAACATGGCGCAAGTCAATGGCTAGTGGTCACTGAAGAGGGCGGCTTGATTGCAGCATTCGCTCGGGAATCCGACGCCCGCGCCTTCGTGGCGCTGCCCGCGCTCCGAGATGCCGTGGTCGCGATCACGCCCGATCTAGAGGCTCCGTCCATTCGCTGGCAGGAGGGGTTTTACTTACGGATTCCAGAAGTCAAGGCGCGGGCACTCTTAGCCGCCCTCGCGCAGGCCGACGGCCCCGCCCCCAAGGAGTAGCAAGATGAGTTTCGATCCGAGATGTAAAGCGCTGGCTGAAGTCTTTCTCGTTGACGAGTCCTACAAGATCGCGGTCGATGAGAACGTCGAACGGCTGGCCCAAGCGATTCAGGACACGATTGAGGGTCAACTGGAGACCTTCCGTGAAGAAGTCGCCGCCGACGGCCCCAAGGAGCAGCCATGAGCCGAGACATCAGTAAGATCACCAGCGATGGGCGGTTCACGCTGACCTTGACGCCCAACGCGCCAGACGACCTGATGCTAACCGATCAGCAAGCGGCACGGTCCTATAAGGAACTCGCGGACCTCTGTATGGAATTGCATCATGTGGCGATGCGACAGGCCATCAAGATGCTTGAACCAGCGGCGGGCACTGAGAGGACCGACCCCGCATGAGCCGAGAGATTGAAAGCTCCAACTGCGAGACGGGTGCAACCGCTTCGCATGGTCGCCACGTAGCCGCCGGTCTACGGGAGACTACCGGCACTTTTCGAGAGGTAGCTGATGTCTGAGTCTCGCCCCCCTGACGACACCCCCACACGCCTCCTAGGTAGCCCCGGTAATGTCGGCCATCCAGGCACGACTGGTGAGCCGGGATTCAACACGGATCGTGAACTGATTCAGTGGTTACGCGCCGACGTCTCCCGTCTCCAGCAGGAGAACGCCCTGCTCCGTCGCAGCCTGGAGATGCTGACGAAACAACTGGATGAGAAGGACGAGCGCATCACTGAATTGACGTTCACTATCATCAGGGCCAACAGTCCCGCATGACTGAGGTGTATACTTCGGTGCCGCATGTCTAAACATGCCCCCCGCGGACCCGTGAAGGTGCACGAACCTGTGCAAACCGAGCACCCTTTGCAAAAGGCTTTGCTGGCTCCTGGGGCGCAGCGGTGCTCAGCCAAGAGCAAACGCTCACAAAAACCCTGCAATAATCCTGCAATTGCCGGAGGCTTCGTCTGTCGCATGCATGGCGGCTCCGCCCCTCAGGTCAAGATGGCCGCTCGAGAACGCCTGATGAACCTGCAGCCCTTGGCCATTCAAACATTGCACAACCTGCTGCATCGCCAGGAGTTTCCGACCGTCCAACTCGGCGCCGCCAAGGACGTGCTCGACCGGACTGAAGGCAAGGCGGCTGAGTCCATCAGCCTGACGGGTGCGGAAGGTGGGCCGCTCGAGATTATCGTGAGAAAGCCGTGGTAATTGATTCGGTCTATGCCCCACGGACGCCCCTCCATGCCGCGATTCACCGACAGATGGACGATAAACGGTTTGGCGCGGTGGTCACGCATCGGCGCTTCGGGAAGACGGTCCTGTCCCTCAATCAGCTGATCTTCAGGTGCCTCGAGAACACTCGCCGGAAACCTGAGCCGCGGTATGCGTTTATCCAGCCGTTCCTCGGGCAGGTCAAAACGACCGCGTGGCAGTATTTGCAGGACTTTACGGCCTACGTGCCCGGCGTGCAGACGAACATTTCAGACCTCCGGGTGACGCTTCCGAATGGCGGGTGGGTGCGGTTGTTCGGCGCCGACAACCCGCAAGCCTTTCGTGGGGGTTACTTCGATGGGGTCGTGCTGGACGAATACGCCAAGATGGCGCATTACCTGTTCTCCGAGATTATCCGGCCGACGCTAACGGACTTCCTGGGGTTCTGCTACTTCCTGGATACCCCCCAAGGGAAGAACGATTTTCACAAGCGATGCGAACAGGCGAAGGTGGATCCGGCGTGGTTCTATGCCCAGCACAAGGCGAGTCAGACAGGCATCATTCCCGCCTCAGAACTGCAAGCAGCCCAGAAGGACATGACGGCCGATGAATACGCGCAAGAGTATGAGTGCAGCTTCGAAGCGAGCATCAAAGGGGCCATCTTCGCCCAAGAGCTGGAGGCAGCTAGGGCTGGCGGCAGGGTATCTCGTATTCCAGTTGAGCCCACGATTCCAATTGACACCGATTGGGACCTCGGCGTGGGCGATAGCACTAGCATCTGGTTCAGTCAGTCGCTCCGATCTGGAGAAGTACGCTTGGTGGACTACCACGAAGCGAGTGGCGAAGGCCTCCCGTATTACGCGCAAGTCCTGAAGCAGAAAGGCTACACCTATGGCACCCACTGGGCGCCCCACGATATCCAAGTCAGAGAGTTGGCTTCTGGACGCAGCCGCCTTGAAGCCGCTGCCAGTCTCGGAATTCGATTCTCAGTCGCCCCTAATGTGCCCCTTGAGGATGGTATTCACGCAGCACGGATGCTTTTTCCAAGGTGTTGGTTTGACGCCGACAAGTGCAAAGCCGGCCTCGAAGCGCTCCAGCATTACCGCCGGGACTACAACACGCGACTAAACGAGTTCAAGCCCACGCCCGTGCATGATTGGTCCTCACACGCGGCAGATTCCTTCAGATATCTTTCGGTGCGGCAGAAGACGCCCGTGGAGAAGCAGAAGACCGTGATGGCGCCGCGCTACAACACGGGCGGCACGGGGTGGATGAGTTGACATGAAACAGGTGTATACTGCCGTGCCATTGACCCCTTCTGAGCGTGACGCGATTTGGGCGAAAGCCTTGGAACAGCTCATCAAGCTGACGCGGGACGATAAGACGTTCCTGCGGTCGCTGCATATCTGTCCGGAGTAGCCATGGATCCGATTGTCCAGGCGCTCTTGAATGCCCTCATTAAGCAGTTAGAGGCCCATCCGGAGCAGTTTCAGGCGCTGGTGGATGCCTTGGTGAAGTGGCTGATTGCCGAGCGAAGGCGAGTGCCTGAACTGAAGCTGTCGTCGCTGTCTTTCGGCTTTAGGCATCTGCCGCCCAGTAATGGCGCAGGCGTGCCGATCTTCTTCACGGCCTGGGGCATGGCCCTTGCCGCTAGGAATGCCAATGCCAGCTAAGAGTAAGGCGCAGCAGCGGCTGATGGGTGCGGCAGAGCACGGCGCCACGTTCCCGATGGCTCGTAAACTGCGGAGCACGATGACAAAGGGCGCCCTGTCCGACTTCGCCAGCGGCTCAATGGCGGGCAAGCCGGTGCATGTGGCGAGACAGCCACACGCGAATCTCGGCAAGTACCTGCACCCCAAGAAGAGCCGTTGATGCTGTTTGATCTGAGCGAAGGTACGCAGATGCCGCGCATCCTAGCCACGGCTGAAGGGCATCGACAGTTCAGGCTGCTCTGGCTGTTTCACATCACGGCACTCGCGATGTCGAAGGCTGGGCTATGAGCGATCCTGTCAAGTCCTCCTATTTAGGCGAACTGCCCGATGCCGGCTATGCCACGCATCGCCAGAAGGCTACGTCTGATCTGGTGATGTTCTGGCTGCGGCATGTGGAGCGGGACCGTTTCCTGCTGCTCTCGATTGTGGTGGACGGCTACGACAAGTGGCGGAAGGTGGCCGGCAAAGCCTGGGACATCAACCGGGGCGGGCGCTCGACGGCGATGAGTAGTGACCTCCTGCTGTTGGTCTGGGGCTACATGCTGAAGTTGGCGGGCGAGAATCCCGCGAGTCAACTCCTGACCCTGCAGGGCATGAAGGAACGCGAACTGAAGCACTGGGACTTCCGCAAGGCCACGGCGTTGGCGTTGACGAAGGCCCAGATTGACGCGCAGCTCGACCTCGCCAAAGAGCAAGCCAAACCCAAGAAGTTCTATCTGTCCTGATGGCCACAGACGGCACCGATCCCATCGTCACGGAAGCCCGGGAACGCTGGATCCGTGCGGATGATGCTGAGGAGGCCCAGCGGGAGAGCATCCTTGCGGCCAAGGAGTTCCGCGCTGGCGCCCAGTGGGATCCGGCCATCCGAACGCAGCGGGAAGGCGGCGCCAGCCTGACGCCACAGGCGGCCCAGCCGGCTCGGCCCTGCCTGACCATTGACCGCATCAGTCAGCCCGTCCGGCAAGCCTCCAATGCGGTCAAGCAGGCGAATATCAGCATCGACGTGAAGCCCAATGGCGAGCATGCCAATGACGAGACGGCGACGGTCTTTACCGGCTATCTGCGCCGAATGCAGAACCAAGCCCGGGGTGATGCCCCGATTGAGTGGGCAGCCGACTCCGCGATTGAATCTGGTCTCGGCTGGCTGCGGATGCGCTCGGTCTACTGCTCCGATGAGGTGAGTTCGGACATCTCGGCCTTTGACCAGGAAATGGTGCTGGAGCGCATCACCAATAGCCTCTCCATCTACTGTGACCCCTCCAGCGAGAAGCCGACGAAGTCTGACGCCCAATGGATGATTCAGACGGAAGACCTGAGCCTCGATGAGTTCAAGCGGCGCTGGCCGAAGGCGCAGCAGGTCGGGGTCGAGGATGTGGTCGGGGACACGTCGAACTGGAAAGATTGGGTCCAGGACGACATGATCCGCATTGCGGATTACTGGCGTATCGTCTATGAGACACAGCACCTCTGCCTCTTGAATGACGGCCGTGTCGTGCCGCTCGAACAGGCGCCGGATAAGAAGGCGATTGTCCAGACCCGTGTGGTCGAGGTGCCGAAGGTCGAGTGTTACAAGATCAACGCCATGGAGGTGCTCGAGCCGAAGGGCGTCTGGTTGGGCCGGCGCATCCCGCTGTTTCCCATCATCGGGGAAGAGCTGAACGTGGATGGTCGCAAGGTCTACCGCGGCATCATCCAGTCGGCGATGGACGCGCAGCGGATGGTCAATTACCTCTACTCAGGGGCAGTGGAGACGGCAGCCTTAGCCCCCAAAGCCCCGTGGATCATCGCGGAAGGCCAGGACGAAGGGCACCCGGAGTGGCAGCACGCGAACACGTACAACTATCAGGCGCTCTACTACAAGCCGGTGACGCTGGGCGGGGATATGGCCCCACCGCCCAAGCGGAACATCGAAGAGCCGCCGATTCAGGCGATGGTAGAGCTGCTGCACCTGTCGGAAGAGGCGATTAAGGCCACCACGGCCTTCTTTGATGCCAGCCTCGGGAACCACAACAGCAATGTGACCTCTGGCCGGCAGACGATTGCGCTGCAGAAGCAGCAGGAACAGGCCACAAGCAACTTCCTCGATAACGTGGTGCGGACGATGATTGAGATTGGCAACGAAGCCGTCTACATCATCCCGAAGATCACCCGCAAAGGGCAGTTGCTGCACATCCTTGGACTGGACGATAAGCCCGAACAGGTGATTGCGGGCCAGCAGTTCATGCAGGGGCAGAATGGGCAGGCGCAGCCGATTACCCCAGAGCAGGCGCCGATGCTCGAGAAGGGCATGGCCAAGTTCTTCGACCTCACGGCCGGCCGTTACGGGGTCACGGTGGATGTCGGGAAGTCAGCGACGACCATGCGGGAAGAGGGCCTCGGCGCCTTGGGCGAGTTGATCCCGCATTTGCCGCCGGAGATGGCGGCGGTGATTACGCCGGAGTTTGTGGCCGAGATGTCCTTCCCGGGTGCCCAGCGGATGGCCGAGATTCTTCGGAAGGCGCTGCCGCCGCAACTGCAGCAGCAGGAAGAGGGCGGGCCGGATCCGAAGCTCCAGCAGGCGATGCAGCAGATTCAGATGCTGACGGAGCAGATCAAGAGCAAGGCAGCCGAGAAGCAAGCCGAGATGCAGGCCAAGGGCCAACTGGACATGCAGAAGCA